GTCTATTAAAGTTACCCTTTTTCTGAAAAACATATCGAAATCTTTTCAAAAATCATCTTGACATATCACCAGATTGCTCCTTAGTTCGCTTCTCCATCGCTAAATGTAGATGCTGTCTCAATACGGATCATATAAGCCTCTGTTAAGATTTCAGTTACTTTGAGCGCCTTCCAGCCCACAGTAGCTCTCTGATCCAGCGGATCACCTGTTCCGGCACTTCCCAGCTGTTTAATAATGGTCTTTAAACCACCACCTTCAATCTTGGTAGTCGCATATGCATTTGCACCAAAGATTAAAGTTCCATACACATCAATCTTTGTAGTGTCAGATGTGCTTTTTGCAGCTCCAGCCTTAGCCCAGATTTTAGCTTCAGTGGTTTCAACAAATCTAGCGCCCTCAATCTCTCCAATCTCCCCGTTATAAATTCTTTCTGGATTTTTGTACTTAACCGCATCGATCCAGCGCGCATCTTCTGTAAGATCGTAGGAGCAGTCTGGATGTACGATTCCGTAGTAATATCCGTTAATTTTCTTTGCGTTCTGCTTTTTGAGGAATCGAACTGCCTTTTTAACAGCCTTAACTGTCAGTTTCATTTCAGGAGTTAAAGCCGCTCTGGAGGTAACCTGCCCCTCTGCATACTGCACATTAGTTCCAGCTGCCAGTACTTCTCTCGAAATTGTATCCAGGGTTCTGCCTGCCTGAGATCCAATTAAGGTGGTTGCTTCAACAATGTTATTATCGATCGCTGTTAAGATCAGTAAATCTGACAGCTCAATGAAATCACCATACTGCTTTACCGTTGCCTCGATCTTGGTAACGTTCATCTCTTTACCGGTCGGTGTTACGCCTTCGGTCAATGGTGTCATTGCTTTCGGCAGCTGATCATACTTACGGAACTCAATGGTCTTACCACCATTTTTTGGAATGTTTCTTGTCTGTGCCCACTGATCATGCACAAGTTCCGGTTCTGCATTCTCGATCAGATTGCGATCATAAAATGTCTTCATTTCTACAGACATACCCGCTGCTGTAGTTGTATTCGCCGGTGCGTCAAATAATCTAAGATTCATGTAAATAATAGTCTTTTTCATGCTTTTTCCTTTCTACATCGTAATGGTCTCCCCTCTGGCTGCGCGCTCCATGACTTTGCGGAACTCTTCATGTGATAAATCCCATGCACTCACTTTCGTTCCATTTGCGCTACCGGCACCCACACCATTTTCGGACGGTCTGCCATTGCCAGATCGGATTGAATCCGCAACTTTTTTCTTCGTATCTCTCTCTGTCTGGGCCATTAACCCTTGTGTAATCTCGTTAAAATGAACTGCTTTATAAGCGTTTTCGACTTCCACTCCGGCACCCAACAGCCTGGTAAAAGTCTCATTCTCACATTCTTTTGCCATATCAAATTCTGGGAAATGCTGCTTACAAAGCTCAGCCTCTCGGTCCCATCTGGCATAGATATCATCCCTCTGCCTAATCTGCTGCGCTCTCTGGGCGCTTTCAACCAGCTGTCTATTCTGAGCCTCTGTCTTTCTCATTCTTTTCAGCTGTTCAACAGTCATGTTTTCTTTAAGAGCCTGCTCTTCCCAGAAAGATTCATCATTGTCGATGGCTTCCATGATCTTTGCTACATTTCCGTCTTCGATTCCGTATCTTTCAGACAGCAATGACATCAAAGGCGTATATGAATCAAGCTGTTCATGCAGCCGTTGCTCATCCTTAAATCTTCGGTCGATATGGCTTTTTACGTCTTTACCATACAGATCACGATACTTTTCCTTGAATTTTTCATAACCTGCCTGCCGCTCTTCCGGTGTTTCTTCCAGTTCCTGGCCTTCCTCTGCCCCAGCGCTTCCAGTGGTGTTCTGGACATTTTCTCCCGTTTGGTCTGCTGCTGGTGCTGCCGCACCGGCTCCACCGCCTTCACCTTCAAAAAGTCTTAAGTTCATTTCGATGATTCTCTTCATTTTGCTCCTCTCAGCAGTCTTTCCTGCGTGTCCAAAATTCAGCGGTCTTTCCCGCGCGTTCTGTTTTCATGGTATCACATTCATTTTTTCTTCTCTACCACCCCAGATTTTGCGTTCATATGGACAAATTCCGGGTAAGATTTGCTTAATGTTTCATACCCTCTCTGTATGGTATAAACCATCGCGTTCAAACGCTTCTGTGCTTTCTTCTTGACCAATACACGAATGTCTATCAATCCCTCTTTGATCTGCAAGTCCTGTATCACTACTGCTTTCTCTTCTCCCAGGTCGATCATACACTGCGCTGCCGTCTGTCCAATGGCAGATACTGCAGCACAAACAATATCATGTCCTTCCGGAAGTCCCATAGCGCATCCGTATCCGGCATGACCTTCCACCTTCAAACGGAAGTATCCTGGCACGTTTTCAAATGTAATCTCTGTCACTGGTTTACCTCCGTTGCTGTAGCTGCCTTTTCCCTGGCCTTTCCTGCCTGGCTGGTATCTGTATTCACTGCCTGTCCTAAAGAATTTGTCTTTATGCTATTTCCCTGGTTTACATTCACATCTGTCATAGCCATCTGGTTGTTTCCAATCAATCCATTAACAGCCTGGATCAGATCCGGTCTATTTGTCATTTCAGCAACCATCGGTGCAAGCTGCGCTAATATCTGCTGCAACTGCTGGATCTCCTGATACATGGTGCCATTCTCTGATATCTTTTTAATCACTTCTTCTCTACGATCAAAATCCATCATAGATACTACCGCAAGGGCCTGATCCGCAAGCTGAGGATTAAACAGTCCCATACCAAAGAGTTCTTTTGCCAGTTCGTTGTTTGCGATCCTGCTATACGGGCTTGCCTTCTGTGCTGATATTTTGACATCAAACACTGGTCTTCTGGTCAATATTTCCCCGTCCATCATTGTTGCTGTCTGTTCCTGTAATTCGCTCTTATCCATCATCACATACTGTGCATCACCATTCGACTGAGTGATCCGATAGCAACGAGGCAGATCATAAAACTGCCTGATAAGCTCAATAATCAGTGTCACAACCTCTGCATGTGCGGTGTAGCTAGTTTTGATCATATCCCGGCTCAGTTTACTTCCTGCTTCCTGCAATGCTGCGATAGCTGAAGCCGCAGTTACTCCCGATGCTGTGGATCCCTGAGAAAAATCCCGGTTTCCGCTTGTTTCTTTCAGCTCATCCACTTTGAGTGTTCGCATGTTGATAACATATTCCGGTAGCTGTGGCGGCTGGATCTGCTTAATTTTGGTTTCGTCCATTGTTCCAGATACTTCCACCAAATCTTTGCTTAAATCAGCAAAATCCTCTGCATTTACATTTGATCCTGACGATACAAAATATCTCGGTTTGCTCAAATTTGCAGACTTGAGTATCACCGAATCCAGCTTGTCTATATATTCCTGGGGATTTACCATTACATCCAGGTATCCAAACCCTGCTGGAGAACCTTTTTCCGGGAACATTACATCAAATACAAACGGATATTTCCCATGCTCATACCATCCATTAGTGCATGTTTCATCATCCTCAGATGCATACAACACAATTCCCGGAATAAATTTGCAGTAGTGCAGCACCGTCTTAACTCCGCCAGTTGCAAGCAGTATTCTTTTTTTGTAGTACCAGTCAATGACCTGCACCTTGTTGCTTGTATCGATGTTCTCATCATAGATATACTCTGACTTTATCAGTTCGCCTGTGCCTACTGTTTTATCTTCGAGTTCTGGATATGCTTCTTTTAGCTCATCCAGGTCCATAAGTTCTGTTGTAAACACATCCTTTGATCGCTGTATGTCCTTTATACCAGGCTCCCAGTAGATATTCATGATATCCTGGCATTTTACGTCAACGTCTCCTAAGCCGTTTTCTTTTT